GAGGCGCGTGCGCAGGCTCAGCGCAAACTCGTTGACGTTCGCGAGCGACTGAATGACCTGCAGCGCATCGAAGCGGTGCTGTCCGAGCTCGTGCAGCGCTGCGATGCCGTCCGTGGCCGGGTGCGCTGCCCCTTGATCGCCGCCTTGCAGACGGAGTGACACGCAGCCATCCCTTGACTGATCCTCGACGATGACGGCGGGCCTTGTGCCCGCCGTTTTCGTATCCAGCGAGAACTTTGGCGAACCCGAAGTTCCCGCGTGGTTCGCCATTGCGTCCCTTAAAGGTTCGCCACCCGAAGTCTGGAATGACACCTGTTCCTCAACAACGCAACAGGAGCGTTCCATGCAGACAGCAGCAAGCAGTATCCCCCGGTCGCCACAGCAGGCGATCAACAGCCTCTCACCCGGCGACCGCCGGGTGCTCAACGAAAACGAACTGGCCCAGCGGTGGGGCGTCAGCCCCAAGACCCTGCAACGCTGGCGCAGCGAAGGCCGCGGCCCGCGCTACCTGAAGCTGTCCAAGCGCGTCGGCTATCCCGTGGACGCGGTCATCGAGTTCGAGCGTCAGGCGCTGCACGACTCGACGTCCGAGCGCGCGGCGGTCTGAGGAGCGATGCCATGAACGACATCACCCTCTTTCCCGCCGACGTCGCCGCGATGTCCGTCGGCCAACTGGCCGCGTTGCCCGCCGTGCAGAAGGCCGAGATCGACAAGAACCTCGACGAGGCCCTCGACTGGCTCAAGAAGGCCCGCACCAAGTTCGACGCGGCGCTCGATGCCGCCTACGGCGAGCAGGCCCGCACGGCACTGCGCGATTCGGGCCGCGACTTCGGCACCGTGCACCTCGACGACGGCCAGCTGCGCATCAAGTTCGAGCTGCCCAAGAAGGTCAGTTGGGATCAGAAGCAACTGGCAGAAATCGCCGAGCGCATCGTGGCCTCGGGCGAGAAGGTCGAGGGCTACCTCGACATCAAGTTGTCCGTCTCCGAATCCCGCTTCACGAACTGGCCTCCGGCGCTCCAGCAGCAGTTCGCCGCCGCTCGCACCGTGGATTCCGGCAAGCCGTCCTTCACCCTTTCTCTCGATTCGGAGCACTGATCATGAGCACCAGCCTCATCGCTTCGCTGCGCAAGCAGCTGCCGTCCATCTACGGCGAATACCTTCCCGACGACATCCGCTACCGCGATGCCGACGGCCACGACGTCGTCGTGGCGCTCGACGCGGCCACGGTGGACGAACTGGCCTTCGCCATCCAGACCGCCAACGCCGAAGCCCTGGCGCTCGGCCGCCGCCGCACCGCACTGGAGGAACTCCACACCGAGGCGCGCAAGCGCGCCGCGCGCGGGGCCGACCGCATCGTCGACGTCGCGTGGGAGGACTGATCATGAGCGCGATCATTCCCTTCCAGTTCGAGGCGCACGCCATGCGCGTGCAGGTCGACGACGCGGGCCTGCCATGGTTCAACGCCAGCGACGTCTGCGACGCATTGGAGATGGGCAACCCGTCTCAGGCGATCAAGTCGCACGTCGATGCCGATGACCTCCAGAAATTGGAGGTCATCGACAACCTCGGGCGCACGCAGCGCGCCAACCACGTCAACGAATCGGGCCTCTACGCCCTGATCCTCGGCAGCACCAAGGACGCCGCGAAACGCTTCAAACGCTGGGTGACCGGCGAGGTGCTGCCCGCGATCCGCAAGACCGGCGCGTATTCCGCCCCCGGCGCGCTGGCTTCCTTGCCCGCGCCGACCCACGACCGCGTGAGCGCGATCCTGCTGATCGGAGAGGCGGTCGCCAAGGTGCCGGGCGTGAAGACCGGCATTGCGATGGCGGCGACGTTGACCTGCATTCAGGAGAACACTGGCCTCACCACAGAGGTGCTGCGCCGCGCCCTTCCAGCCAAGAGCGCTGCCGCCAACGAGCCGATCTGCTCGCTCAACGCCACCCAGCTCGGCAAGCTGCTCAACCGCTCGGCCAAGGCCACGAACCAGTTGCTGGCATCACACGGCTTCCAGTTCCGCAACGACCGCGACGAATGGGAACTGACCGAGGTCGGTGAAGCATGGGCCGAGGCCATGCCGTACTCGCGCAACGGCCACAGCGGCTACCAGATTCTCTGGAATCCCGCCGTCGCCGAGCAGTTGAAGGAGGTGGCGTGATGAGCCTCCCGATCATCTCCGCGCAGCAGCGCATGGCCGAGCGCAAGGGCGTCAAGCTCCTGATGCTCGGCAAGTCCGGCATCGGCAAGACCACCCGGCTCAAAGACCTCGACCCGGCGACCACGCTGTTCCTCGACATCGAGGCGGGCGACCTGGCCGTGGCCGACTGGCCCGGTGACACCATCCGTCCGGCCTCGTGGCCCGAGTCGCGCGACTTCTTCGTGTTCCTCGCCGGGCCGGACAAGGCCCTGCCGCCGGAGGCCGCGTTCTCGCAGGCGCACTACGACCACGTCGTCGAGAAGTTCGGCGATCCGGCGCAGCTCGACCGCTACCAGACCTTCTTCCTCGACTCGATCACGCAGCTCTCGCGCCAGTGCTTCGCGTGGTGCAAGACGCAACCGGGGGCGGTCAGCGACCGAACCGGCAAGCCCGACATGCGCGGCGCTTACGGCCTGCTCGGTCAGGAGATGGTCAGCGCCTTGACCCACCTGCAACACGCGCGCGGCAAGAACGTGGTGTTCGTCGCCATCTTCGACGAACGGCTCGACGACTACAACCGCAAGGTGTTCGTGCCGCAGATCGAGGGCAGCAAGACCAGCCTCGAACTGCCCGGCATCGTCGACGAGGTCGTGACGCTGGCCGAGATCAAGGCCGAGGACGGCAGCGCCTACCGCGCCTTCGTCACCCACACCGTCAATCCCTACGGCTACCCGGCAAAAGACCGCAGCGGTCGTCTCGAACTGCTCGAACCGCCGGACCTGAGCGCGCTGATCGCCAAGTGCGCGGGCGCAGCCATGTCCGCAAGCGCCGCCGCCCATTCCGCCATTCCCGCATCTCACGAATCTCAGGAGTAATCGCCATGACCACGCAGAACTGGAACGACTTCAACGACGCCGAACAGCAACAGGGCTTCGACCTCATCCCCAAGGGCACGCTGGTGCCTGTGCGCATGACCATCAAGCCCGGTGGCCACGACGATCCGGCGCAGGGCTGGACGGGCGGCTACGCCACCGAATCCTTCGAGACCGGCGCGATCTACCTCGCCGCCGAGTTCGTCGTCACTGGCGGCGAGCATGCCAAACGCAAGATGTGGTCGAACATCGGCCTGCACTCGAAGAAGGGCCCGACCTGGGGGCAGATGGGGCGCAGCTTCATCCGCGCCGCGCTCAACAGCGCGCGCAACGTCCATCCGCAGGACAACAGCCCGCAGGCCGCCGCCGCGCGTCGCATCCAGGGCTTCCACGAACTGGATGGCATCGAGTTCCTCGCCCGCGTGGACGTCGAGAAGGACGCCAAGGGTCTGGATCGCAACGTCGTCAAGCTCGCGGTCGAACCCGACCACCCCGAGTACGCCAAGCTCATGGGCGTTCCGCCCAAGGCCAAGACCGGTGGCGGCACCTCCGGCGCTCCGGCCACCGTGAGCGCATCGGCCGCCCCGTATGCCGCACCCGCCGCGCCGCAACGCGCGCCGGTGACCGGCAAGCCCGCCTGGGCGCAGTGAGGGAGGCCGATGAAATGCTGGGTCTGCAAACGACAGGCGCGCGGCTACGGCCACACCGATGGCCGGTTCAAGACCGCCGATCCGCGCCGCTACGTGATCGACTGGGTGTTCTGCTCGCGCCGCTGTCAGGACGCCTTCCACATGCTCTACGGCAACTGGATGCGCGCGAAGGAAGGCCGCATCGACAAGACGGAGGTCGCCATGATCGATCCGTCTGATATCGAACTGGCCGCGATGCGAAAGTGCCTCAAGGCCTTCGGCGAGGCGGCGGGCGAGATCGGCTTCGGCAAGCCCCTGGGTGACTACGCGGAGGCCGAGGCGCTCTCCGTCATCGACGCCATCGTCACCTGCTACACGGAGGCGATGGTCGAGCACCACGAGGCGACCAAGTTTCCGCCCGTGCGCGGCATGGCTCCGACGCCCGACCCGATGGCCAATCCCTTCGCCGATCTGGAGGAAGACAAGTTCTGGGAGGCGAAGCCATGATGGACTTCAACTCCTCGTCCAGCCTGTCCGGCCAGATCACGGCACTGGTCGATCTCGGCATGCAACGCATCCGCGCGCAGCAACCCGCGCGCGACTACCTCGGCGCGTCGCGTCTGGGCGCGGCCTGCGAGCGCGCCTTGCAGTTCGAGTACGCCAAGGCTCCGGTGGATCACGGGCGCGACACCGAAGGCCGGATGCTGCGCATCTTCGAGCGCGGCCACGTCATGGAGGACTGCATGGTGGCGTGGCTGCGCGACGCGGGTTTCGACCTGCGCACGCGCAAGCCCGACGGCGGGCAGTTCGGCTTCTCCGACGCGCACGGTCGGCTGCGCGGTCACGTCGATGGCGTGATCGTCGGCGGGCCGGAAGGCTTTCGCTATCCCGCGCTGTGGGAGAACAAATGCCTCGGCACGAAGTCGTGGCGCGAGCTGGAGACCAAAGGCCTCGCGGTGGCCAAGCCGGTGTACGCGGCGCAGGTGGCGCTGTATCAGGCGCATCTGCAACTGCATGAACACCCGGCGCTGTTCACCGCGATCAATGCCGACTCGATGGAGATCTACGTCGAGTTGGTGCCCTTCGACGCCGCGCTCGCACAGCGCATGACCGACCGTGCGGTCAAGGTCATCTCCGCGACCGAAGCCGGAGAACTACTGCCACGAGGCTTCAACGACGCCACCCACTTCGAGTGCCGCATGTGCGCGTGGCAAGACCGCTGCTGGAGGACACCGGCATGAGCCAATCCCCGATGAACCAGTTGCTCGGAGAGCAACTGATCGACGTGCGCCAGGCCGCGCTGATGTTCAACCTGCCGTCGTACTGGCTCTCCCAAGCCAAGGAACGCAAGGCACGCCGCATCCCGCACTACCGTGTCGGCAAGCTCGTTCGCTTCAAGCCTGCGGAGCTGGAAGCGTGGATCGTCGCGCAGCAGCCCGGCGAGGAGGCTGTGGATGCTTGATTTCAACGACACGCAGACGCCCGTTCCTCGTGACCTCGATGCTGAACGCGAAGCGATCCGCGTCGAACTACTCGTCCGGCTGGAATCGGTGCTGGCCGCGCTGTTCCCGGCAGGCAAGAAGCGCGGTGGCAAGTTCCTCGTCGGCGACGTGCTCGGCAGCCCGGGCGACAGCCTGGAGATCGTGCTCACCGGCGACAAGGCGGGCCTGTGGACGGATCGCGCCACGGGCGACGGCGGCGACATCTTCACGCTGATCGCCGCGCACCTCGGCATCGATGCCCACACCGACTTCCCGCGCGTGCTCGATGCGGCGACCGAACTGCTCGGACGCGCTCCGGCGGCACCGGCGCGCAAATCGAAAAAGGAAGCCCCCGTCGACGACCTCGGCCCAGCCACCGCGAAGTGGGACTACCTCGACGCCTCCGGCAAGCTGATCGCGGTCGTCTACCGCTACGACCCGCCCGGACGCAAGAAGGAGTTCCGCCCGTGGGACGCGCGCCGTCGCAAGATGGCTCCGCCCGACCCGCGACCCCTCTACAACCAGCCGGGCATGACCAGCGCCGCGCAGGTGATCTTGGCCGAAGGCGAGAAATGCGCACAGGCGCTGATCGACGCGGGCGTCGTCGCCACGACCGCAATGCACGGCGCGAATGCCCCGGTCGAGAAAACCGACTGGTCGCCGCTGGCGGGCAAGGCCGTGCTGGTCTGGCCCGACCGCGACAAGCCGGGCTGGGAGTACGCGACGCAGGCGGCGCAGGCCATCCTGTCGGCCGGCGCGAAGACCTGCCACATCCTGTACCCGCCCGAGGAAGCGGCGGACGGCTGGGACGCGGCGGACGCCGTGATGGAGGGCTTTGACGTCGCGGCCTTCCTCACCCACGGCCCGCGTCTCCAGATGCACGACGTCGCCGACGACGCCGAGCCGGTGGTCAGCAGCGACGAATCGGTGTGGGGCACGGAGGATGCGCTGGCGTTGGCCTTCACGCGGCGCTACCACCGCGACTGGCGCTACGTCGCGGCGTGGGGCCGCTGGCTGGTGTGGGACGGGCACCGCTGGCGCACCGAGGACACGCTCGCAGCCACCGACCTGATCCGCAGCGTCTGCCGTCACGCCGCCGTCCACGCCGACAACCCCAAGATTGCCGCCAAGCTGGCCAGCTCGGGCACGGTCGGCGGCGTGGAACGGCTGGCGCGCGCTGATCGCAGACACGCGGCAACTACCGCCGAATGGGATGCCGATCCGTGGCTGCTCAACACGCCCGGCGGCGTGGTCGATCTCAAGACTGGCAGGCAGCGTGCGCACGACCGCGCCGACCGGATGACCAAGGTCACCACGGCCACGCCTGGCGGCGACTGCCCGATCTGGCGGCAGTTCCTGGTGGAGATCACCGGCGACGACGCCGAGCTGCAAGCCTACCTGCAACGGATGGCGGGCTACACGCTCACCGGCTCGACGCAGGAACATGCGCTGTTCTTCCTGTACGGCACGGGCGCGAACGGCAAGTCGGTGTTCGTCAACGTGCTGGCCACG